ATGCTCACAGATACCAAGATTAAGCGCTTAAAGCCGACACCTGATAAAAAGACGCCTGATAAATATAGTGATGGGAACGGTCTTCAGCTCCATGTATTCAGCACTGGTCGTATGACTTGGATCTATGCATATCGTTTCAATGGGAAACAGAAAAATTTAACTTTGGGCTCTTACGAGTTTATGAGTCTTGCCCAAGCTAGAGCAAAGCACCTAGAAGCTAGGGAATGCTTGAGTAGTGGATTGGATCCTGCTGAAAAGAAGAAAGAACGTAAAGCTGAAGTAGATCAAAGCACTTTATTCCAAAATTTGGCTCTAGAATGGCTGGATGATCGAAAAGCTATTCTCAAGGAAGGGACCTACCTTAGAGACCTTTCTGTATTTGAGAAAGATCTGTTTCCATACATTGGTAAATTACCTATCGATCAAATTAAAGGGAAAGATATTCTAGAGTGCGCCAAACGTATCGAAAGTCGTGGCGCTCAAGAGATGGCAAAGCGCTCTATTCCTTTGACAGGGCGTGTCTTTAGATATGCAATCCGTAAAGGGTTAATAGAGCATGATCCTACCCCACATCTTAGCGAAGCTCTAAAACCAAGAAAAATTAAAAATATGGCTCGATTAGATATATCCGAGTTTCCTGCATTCTTACATCGCATGGATCGGTATCATGGCAATATTTTGGTAAAAACAGCATTGCAACTGATGACTCTAACCTTTGTAAGAACGTCTGAACTCATCAACATGGAATGGGATGAGATTAACTTTGATAGTCAAGAATGGCGTATCCCGCCGCACAAAATGAAAATGGCTTTAATACATATAGTTCCACTATCAAAGCAAGCTATAGCACTAATAGAAAGCTTAAAACCTCTTACTGGAAATAAGCAATTTGTATTTTACAACCATAGTACGGCGAAACCCTTAAGCAATAATGCGCTATTAAGTGCCATTCGAACAATGGGCTATACAGGCAAGATGACAGGTCATGGCTTTAGAGGTTTAGCATCTACTACCCTTCATGAACAAGGATATATGCATGATGCTATTGAAGTTCAGTTAGCTCACAAAACTGGTAACGCCGTCTCTCAAGCCTACAATCATGCCCAGCATTTACAGTACAGAACTAATATGATGCAGGAGTGGTCAGACTTTATAGATAGCCTTAGAAATAATGTTGTTCCATTCCCTAAAGGCAAACGTGCCTAAGTTTAGGAAATGAGTTAAGTAATTCTACTAGCCATAACGTAGTTATTTGTTATATTCAGTTTGCTAAGTCTAGCCCGACGGGGTGAAAGTCGGATACCCAATCCGATTGACTTGGTTCTATTTTGGGAATGCCGTGGGAGGCATATGAAATCATTTTATTCATTAGAAGAAGTTATTCTATCTTCAGAAAATAATCTTTCAGTTAATGACATTAAATACTACTGCAGAATCGGAGAATTAAATCCTTGTATATATTTTCAAGGTAACCTTGTCTGCATAAGTGACGAAAAACTCCAAGATAGCGCTTGTAAGAGTGGACCTGTAGCTCATATTGAAGAAGTAAAATGGTCTACTATATTTGAAGGATATATCTACTTTTCACAATTAGTTGACTATTTAGATGCTAGTCACACCTTAGATTCAGGTGTTTTTTATAATGTAGATAAAATCATTCAGTCTATTTCTCACGCGATCTCAGATACATCTCTTTTTAATCTTGCAGATAATGAATATTTGAAAGCATTTCCAAGAATGATAGATGATGATATTAAAAATATAAGATGGCTATTAGAGGCGAAGGATTTTGAAGGCAACCCATTTTATGCAAAAAATATTCTTTTCCATCACTCTCAAGTAGATAAATTACTTTCACAACGTCAGTCTACAATTGAAACGAAATCTGCTATTCCTATTTTTTATAAAAATGAATTCTTCACCTTAATAGAAGCCGCGTGCCTTATTGCTAATGAAAATCCAGTAACTATAAATAATGCATGGGATGAAAAGAATTTCTCAAACCAATACCCACGTTTTGTTGAGGCTCATAATTTTATACTATCAATCTACCATACAAGTAATTTGAAGGAGATGGATTCACCCGTCTTCATGTCGTACGAGCTTAAACAGCTACTTGCTAATAAAGATATTTTTATTGCTGGATTTAACGAAAATATTAATCAAATAGCCTTAGAAGAAGAGCTTTATGAGCTAAGAAAAGAAAGAATCCAACTTCGTGAAGAAAAGAAAAATTTGGAACTTGAAATTCAAGAACTACAGAAAGTGCACTCATACCAACAAGAAGAGATTAAAGAAAATTGCTTACCATTCAGTGGTGACAATCCTGATTTCCCTATCGAACTATCGTTAGCTAATTTCATCTGGAAAGAAATATATATTAATAAAAGATTCCCTCAAAAGTACTCTCATGAACAAGCAATTAATGAGTTATTTAACTCTATGAATTTCGAACATATTCCATTGACAGAGAAGTTCAAGGATCGCCTAAAATCCATCACCACTCCACTCCGCCTCAAACCTAAAGATTGGAATGTTTTCAAAGAAAATCAAAAAAATCATGGCCATCCACTAAGTAAAAATTCAAAGGGTACCCCTTAAAGGGGTATCCTTTAATTTAAGGGTGACCGCTTCCCATCCCCCTAGAAGTGCATGCTTATATATAGCTATCAAGGCGTTGCAATGAAATGCAATTGCTATCTATTTCAGATAAATAGGATAGTTACAAACATGGCTTCAATGAATCAAGACCGTTTTTTACGTATCAAAGATCTTGCCAATTATCCAGCTAAACCTGCCACTCAGCATATTTATAAAAGCGGCATTAACAAGGGTCAAGTTAAAACTCTAAACTCACGCCCAGCTTCAAAAGGGCTGATCGGTGTTTCAGACAAAACTATCTGGACGTGGGTAAAGCGTGGGGAATTCCCTGCCCCAGTCAAGCTAAGCCCAAGTGTAACTGTATGGCGTCTTTCTGAAGTTCAAGCATGGATGGCTTCTAAAGGATTGGAGGTTTCTCAATGAATAAGCCTCTTAATTTCCCTCCCAAATTCCAAGAACAACTAATTGAAATCAGTAGTCGCTTTCACAATAGCGATCACCAAGCTGAAGCCACAACAACATCGTTAAAAGTAGCAAAGTACTTTCAACGAAATCATCGTGATGTTCTTCGTGCACTGAGAGAGCTGGAATGTTCTGCTGATTTTAGCGGGCGCAATTTTGCGCTCACGGAATACATCGATACTCAGGGGAAGCCCCGACCAATGTACGAGATGACCAAGAACGGTTTCGTTTTTCTTATTATGAGCTTCACTGGCAAACAAGCCGCGATGTTTAAAGAAAGCTATATCGCGGCTTTTGATGAAATGTCCGACTTCATCAAATCTCAAAATCTGACTCTTATTTCTGAATTTAACAAAGCTGTTCTGCAATATGAACGCGCATCTGATGCCGCTAGTGAAGCTGGGCGCAACTTAGTTTTGTTCGGTCGAAAAATCAAACCTCATGCAGCTGAAAAAATGGCAGAGCTTGAACGCCAGCTACAGCCCCTATTATTTGATGAGGAAGACAAATGAAATTTATTTTTTGGTTATGTCTTCTCAAATCAATATTATTCGGCTATATTGAATTTGTTCGGTGCAAAATCATCGAATCAGCTTTGGTCGGCTGCAAAAGTAACATAGGCGCACAGTCCGCTCTTCGGGCTTTTTTTGTGCGTAAAATCTCTATGCGTTCGCATGTTATGGCGGAGCTGGAGAGGGACACATCTATGATGTGTGCAGGTTCCCTATGTTACCTGCCGACCAACCCTTTTCAGCTTCGTCACCCAAATCATTTGGTCGTGATTGACGAAGCTCCAAAATACATAGGAGCGCATTCATCATGAACGCTAAAGTTAAATCTTCAGAACAATTGATTCCTTTTTATAGTACTAAAGACATAATTAGTGCTTATACCCTTGCATCAGAATCATCAGTACAGCTACGTACACTCTTTAATCAAATAATAAAATCAATATCATTTGTTAAAGCTCATGCTGAAGAATACCGTGCTGATAGCACCGTTTTTACTGAAATGGAAAACTTAACTATCCTTGCAGTTCAATTGGCTGACACCCAAATTGATCGTTATAACGGATTAAAGAATGATAAGGATGCATCTGATGAGTATGACGCGGGTGATTTGCTAGATGCTTATGCCCTTGCTCGTGAGGGAGCTACTTGGTTAGACACACTATGCTTTCAATTAAATAGTGAGATGAGGGAAGTCAAAGAAGCCACTCAAACCAAGATCCATTTTTCAGTCTTTTCAACACTTGAGCGTTTAATCCATATTGCTGAATATTTGGCAGAAAGCCATAGCAATACCTTCAATATTGAATGCGAGAAGTACGAAGCGGAATGGGAGGCTACTAAAAATGGATAAGCCTTCTGAGAGCGCAAAAGACACTTCGCCATTAGAGTCAAACCCTTCAAATATGACAACGCCAACTGAGTATGTTGAATCTGTACGCATTACTTCAGAGCGTCTAATAACGGCTGTACTGAAAAACTATCAGCAAGGAGGATCTGATGAGCATTGATGCAACGCGCTGGGCTTGGACTGCTCCAGTGAATACTTCTTCACAACGTCTTGTTCTACTTTCTTTGTCAGATCGTGCTGGTGAGGAACATACAGCATGGCCGAGCATGGAACGCTTAGCAGCTGATACTGTTTTAAATTTGAAGACAGTAAAAAAAGTAGTGAACGAGCTGATTTCTCTAGGTCTTGTAATCGATACGGGTAAGAGAATGGGTCCTACGGGAAGAGTTAGGGTCTTGGCGTTAGCTGGTGTCCATTCAAGAGAACAAACCCAAAATTGGTACGATTTAAATAAACCCAAAAATGGGTCTATTAAAGATGATAATAAACCCAAAAACGGTACTGTTAAAGAAACCCTAAAGCGGGATGATTCTATGCAGCAAATGAACCCAATTTTGGATAGTAATCAACCCAAAAACGGTACTTTGAATGAACCCAAAAACGGGTCGCAGAATCTATCAATGAATCTATCAATGAATCTCTCTCAAGAACACGACTGGATTCCTAGTTTAGATCAGTTAGTAACTAAGATAAAAATGACAGGTCATGAAAGTGATATAGAGATGATCTTAGGTTTGCCTAGTTTCGAATTTGAATTAAGTGCATTCAACTCTTATTTCGATAACAGCGGTTTATCTGAAAATAAAAAACTGCATAAGTTCACGGCTTGGATCATAGATAAGTTTGATCGTTATAAAAAGCAGAATCCTGAATATGGCATTCAAGCACCGATTGAACAGCAAACTATTTGTACTCAGCCATTTATCAATTTACCGACAAAACCAAAAAGCCTTTTGGGAAGTCCCTAATGAATACAACGATCCATAACTTACAAATTGAGCAAGCTGTTCTTGCAGCATTAATGACCGTTGCAAACTCATATGCTCAAGTTGAGAATCTGATTTCTGAAGAAGATTTTCATGCTACACGTCATAAATTAATTTTTCAGGCAATTGTTGATTTAGATGCAAAGAATTCACCATACGATGCTGTATTGGTCAACCAATGGCTAGAAATGCACAACTACTCCGACGCGGCTGGTGGTGAGCGCTACATCATGCAGATTTTGGGTGATGCACCTTCTAGCTTTTACAACTTGATCCCTTATACAGAAAAGTTAAAGGACCTCACAACCTGTCGAAAGGTTGAAGCAGAAGCACTGAAAGTAATTCAGAACGCACGTAGCTTGACCACAAGCCGTGGTGATTTGGTTTTGAATGCTCAGACAGCTTTTACAGATATAAGTACTGAGCAAGGCAGTACAAGTCTTTTTCATATTCATGATGCCGCCTCCAACACATTTCTTGAGATGCACCGTAAGATTGAAGCCGCACTTGCTGGCGAAACTATGATTAAAGGGATTCAAACTGGTATCTATGACTTGGATAAAAAGTTAGGTGATGTTGAACCTGGTTGTCTAATGGTAGTGGCTGCGCGACCAGCAATGGGTAAAACTACTATGCTCCAGCTCATTGCGAATAATGTAGCAGTTGTACAGAACAAACCCAGTCTAATCATGTCGGGAGAAATGCCGAAGGAGCAAATCGCTATGCGCCTCTGTTGCGCGATTGCACCTGCAGATATTGGAATCGTACGCAATTCCCCTCACCTCCTACCCAAAGAGGAATTTACAGCGTATACAAACGCCGTAGTAATGCTTCAAAAAGTACCAATGCAGATCAATGACACCTCACGCCCATCTATTTCAAATATCCGAGAATCTATTCGTAAAGTAAAACATCAGTATGGTTTTATCGGTGTCGTGTTGGTCGACTACCTGCAGATCATGAAGACAACAAAGCAGTTCGCCCGGGAAGACTTAAAGATTGCCTATTTCACTGGTGAACTTAAAGCCATGGCTAAGGAGTTTGATTGCGTCATAGTGCTTTTATCTCAGCTTAACCGAGAGCTAGAAAAACGTCCTAACAAACGTCCAATGATGTCAGATCTACGAGAATCAGGCGCGATTGAGCAAGATGCTGACCAAATTATTTTTTTATACCGTGATGAGGTCTATAACAAAGAGTCTCAATACAGAGGCATTGCTGAAGCCATCGTTGGAAAGAATCGCCACGGCGAAGCTGGTACAGCCTACATGCATGCTCAACTGAAGTACTGCCAATTCACCAACCTAGATCATGATGCACTTAATCAAATTCAGGGGATTACAATATGATGTTCACCGATGATGGCTCTGTAGATACAGAAATTTTTGGAAAATCACTAGCTGAAAGATTTAAAAACTTAAAGACCCAAAAAAAGGTAAAAGAGTTTTTCGCCAAACGCCGTAGCTATAAACGTCCTGACTTCAATCGTATGATCTTGGATTTAAGTAAGATCGGATGGACACATCAAAAGATCTCCTTTGTTTTACCTGTCAGTGGCGCTTCAACTGTCTCCGAATGGTCACGTGGTGGAATTCCAAATTATGAAAATGGCGAGGCATTAATTCAACTATGGCAATCTGAAACTGGCGTTGAACGCGTTCCTCGTGAAGGTGAATGGGGAACTTATCAATATAAGATTGGACAGTTGGATCTTCTTTGAAAATGGCGACCTATGTGATCGGATCATTGATTAGTTGGATCGAGAGTTAGACTGTGAAACTAGCAAAAGATCCAGTAATAAGGGGTGGTGCTCAAAACCTTAAAAATACAGCCCAAACTATTGAAAACAGTGATGTTAAGGGATGCCCTCAAATTTGAGGATAACCATTGTTTTAAACTCTAATCAGTGGTGAAAGTTAAGAGATGCCCCCCAAAGTTGGGGTTATCTTTGTGAGTACCTGATAGTCACGTGCAAAACTCAATTTTGAGGTCTGTCCATATTTGGACACACCCACTCAACGCAATTTTTCGCTCAGTGAATACCGTTGCTCACTTTTGAGCATCGCTTTTATGGAGTGGTCATTTTGACCATACCCATACTGGTGACTGTACGAAAGTTTCGTAGCTCATTAACCAACGCAATTTTTCGCTGGTCTATTACGGAAAACTCAGGTTTCGGAACAACTACGCGCGCGTGTAGGTGGACGCAATTTTGCGCCGTCCTACTACGAAAGTTTCGTAGTTCATTAACCAACGCAATTTTTCGCTGGTCTATTACGGAAAACTCAGGTTTCGGAACAACTACGCGCGCGTGTAGGTGGACGCAATTTTGCGCCGTCCTACTACGAAAGTTTCGTAGTTCATTAACCAACGCAATTTTTCGCTGGTCTATTACGGAAAACTCAGGTTTCGGAACAACTACGCGCGCGTGTAGGTGGACGCAATTTTGCGCCGTCCTACTACGAAAGTTTCGTAGTTCATTAACCAACGCAATTTTGCTCATATCCCCCAGTGGGGGAAGTGGTCCCGATCCGAAAACTCTTGGAACGCTAACCACACTTTAAGTGTAGTGAAAAGGAATACCACCTGGCCAACACCAACCCAGTAGCTGAATGGTCAAGATAACCATGCAGATTCAACTATCACGGAAATCATGACAATAGAATAAACAGCTTTAGATTGCTTTAGATCGGTGCAGTCTAATTAGGCAAAAACACCTCTTTCATAGGGTTTGTTTCGCAAAAAGGATAAATGGGGTGATTACACCCCCTATTCTGTCTAGGTACGTCTAGCAAAATCCGTATCAGTACGTACAGCAAAACGGCCTTAAATTATTCTCTACGGCGTTTAATTGAATTACCTTGATAAGCCACCAGTAGAGAGACCATCAAAACAGCTTCAAAGCTATATACAGTAAGATTTACCTCTATTTTAAGGAAATCCCATTTCATCAAGGTACATCAAGGTAAAACAAATCTAGCACTACTGCTTCATGCAAAATATTTTAGATTTTGCTCAGTAACGCTTTTAGAAAAAGTATGAAACGCACAGTAAAAATGTCAGAAACGGACGGTAAAAATGTCAGAAACGCACAGTTTCCGGCTGTGTAACGGTAGACATGAGTAAAATTTAATCTATGTATTCAAGAATTATTAATCAGTCTGTTATTTAGCTACTATTCTCATAGGCTGAAAATCATCAATATGAACTTTCTTGGCCTTCAGTAGATCTTCTCTTTTACCATCTACGACCAAGACGGCGCGCTTAACCTGAACTGTCCAGGTGCGATCCGCTCCGCACATCGTTTCCGATTCAAGAAAAATATTTCCAAATGCTTTACCTTGAAGGTTTTGTATATCGCCGTAGGTTATTACATTCTCAGAAGTCCCTTGCACTCTGCCGGATTTGTCCTTTGCCACCAGGTCTAAATACAGTTTGTCATAGGTCCCAAGAAAATCATGGATAGTCACATCCACCACGGCGGAACAGATCCCTGAGTTCACATAGCTGGTCTTAGAATGCTGAAGTGTAATTGGGGTAGCCAAAGCCACTGAGCTTATAAGACTCATTAGAGAGAAAGCTATTATCTTCTTCATGATGTGAAATTCCTTTTTCTACTAAGATTATGTATGCGATGTTATCAGAGGCTGTATTTCAAGTGAGTCAAGCAAGCCACTTTCTCTTTCCCAGGTATCGACAGCTTTGATCCCGTAACGACTACTGGAACGTCCATGCGCTTTAATCACTGGTTCAGGAAAGTTCTTTTTATTTCGCCAGCTGATCAAAGTACCTTTAGTAATTCCATAGCGCTTTAATAACTCAGGTGTTGAGATATATAAGGTCATCAATTATTCCTCAAAGTGTAGTCATACTAATCAAGCTATTCAGCAATAACTGCAACTTTGAATTGTATTTCACATTCATTCTTCACATGTTCTTAGTGGGAATGTATAGCTGTAAAGTTCCATAAAATCACTATTAATCACTTTAAAGGAAAAATGAGTGCCATTTACCCTATAAACTTGAGAAGTGCCAATAGCTGAGGAACAAGCGTAATTTCTAATTAATTGACTAAACTTTTCCAAATCTATTTTTTCCGATAAATCCTTTTTAGTTTCAATATCTCTTAGCGCATAAGTCTGAGAAATTAAAGGTCTGCTTAACACCATGGTTAATAGCTCTGTATCAGCATCAACTTTTCTAGGTAACGTCGAAACTACTTCATTGGTGATTTGACGAGTAAGATCGTTAAAGCTATCAATATCAATAATTTCATATTTCTCATTGATTATCTTGGCATTGATTAACGAGCGATCAAATCCATTTTCTGCTAAAGCTACTGTTGAATACCCTAAAAGTAATATGGGTAAAACTCTACCAATCATATTTCCCCCTTAATTGTCTCATCACATCATTTGATGTTGAATTTTGGCTATTTATAAATATCAATACAACATAGTAATCTAAAAATTAAAAAAGGAGCCGAAGCTCCTAATTTTATTCTTCTGATAAATCCCACCAGTAACTATTACCTAAGTTCTCCAGGCGCTGCTGTGTTCTCGGTAAATAATCAGGATCAATCATATTCTGCATTTTGGAATACAGCATTCGATCTACGACCAGCTTACTGTACCAAAGATTCTGCAATGGAATATTACTCTTCAGGGTATTGGCCACTTCCATCATCCGGGTAGATTCTTTCCCCTCGATGATGTTGTTACCCATACCAGTTAGCAGCATACCCAGCTTCATGCTTTGGCCTAATAATGGGCCACTGATAAAGTCTGATGCACTTCGACCAGTTGGATCTGAAAGTGCAGACATGATGTCCCCCAGGAAGGAAAGCCCGCCACCTTTAAGAAGTGACTTACCAAAGAAATCAATCGTAAATACCGGCTCTGGATTCTTACCATTGGCCAAGTTCTGAGTCTGAACGATCAATGCACCTGCTAAAGTTTGATAAGCCAGTAGCGAAGCTAGGAACGTCACCCGACTCTTAATATCTCCCTGGGCAAAGGCACGATGACCAATACGGAACATATAAGCCAATGGGAAGCCTTTGAACTGGAATAAGGTTCGGCCTAATTCCCCTTGGATGGTTCCAGCTTCGCCTAAGTTAATGATGCTACGTTCACGTACACCTGCTTCAATAATAGCGACTGACTCCTCGTTAAATAGATGAGTCTGGTATTTCATAGCAGCTTTATACCGGAAGTCAGCCAGTGCATTAGCATTGTCCTGCTTGTCCAGTGGCAAGAACTGCTTAATCACATCATCTGGTGCATTAAAGAAATCATTCTGAGTCAGTACCGCCGTCCCATCTTCACGTTTACTTGGCTCCAGCTGCTGCCATAACTGCCAGTCACGCTCGGTAATACCATTCCCCTGTAAGATCTTAAGATCATCTGCACCAAGATCCTTCCAATCCGTTTTACGGGTCATTTCAGCAAGCTTATTCATATGCACCAGATTAAGCGCTCGTTTCGCTCCTGCAGTGACGGCGTTCAGTCCTGATAGTTTCATAGTCGTTGCAGCAAAAGCCTGCATACGTGCATTAAAGCGGCCTGACTTGGTAGCACTGCTGACAATATCAGCATCACCAAAACGAGTCATTGAACCGGCCATTTCGTTAATGCCAAGGCCAAACCGCAATGCTTCATCACGTGTGGCACCCTGTTTCAATTGCTTCATGTATTCAGGGAGGATCGATTTGGTATAAGACAGGCCCAACATATTAGCCACTTTCTTCATGCTGGCATGGTCGCCAAAGGTCGTCAGCGTGGTACCACCCAATTTAGATGCAACCATTAAGGCACGTAGGCCACCCATAACGTTACCTAAGGTTGAATCAATCGCTCTGGTATTAGCATCTAGGGTGTTATACATCGACATGGCCCTGTGCGCCTGCTTATCAATCTCACCATGTTTCATACCATTCTGTGGATCTGCTTTCAGTTTGATCTTGGCTTCATCCAATAACGACTCAAAGGTATGACGAGGATTGGACCCAAGGTTCTGCATCATGGCCACTTCTGTACTCATGCGGTGAGTATGGTTTTTCAGAATCTCATGAAACCCTGCTTCATCATAAGTTCCATATTTCTTTTGATATGCCAGCCATGCATCACCATCCTTGAAATGCAAAGCACGTGATTCCTGGTGGCGATTTGCCATCTTTGAACGACCACCTACAGGTGATGTACCTGCTTTGGCCTGTTTATTCAGTATCAGTAAGTCTTTGTTGGCGCCGTTGGTTGAAATCGTTTTATAAATCTCCTCGAGCATGGATTTAAGCTCCAGCTCATCCATCAACTCACCAGTCTCTTTAACGTACTGGTTTCTATCTACTCCTTTTAAAGTATCATTTACCCATTCCGCTTGATCCGTTAAAGCTACCTTCTTTTGGTCATGCGATGTCATAAAGCCAAAGTTATCGAGCTTCTTGATATTCCCACCAGCCCGGTTGAAGGCTAAACGTATTTCCTCCAGGGCTGCACTTACTTCCTTGGCCATCGCAGTAATTTCTGGATTATCAGATTTGCCACCAAACATGACCCGGATAATGTCGTCAGTCATTGCCTTGTTCACTGACATACCAAAGCGCTCTTGTGTCTTGGTAAACACATCTGCAACCAATGACATCCAGCGGCTATGCAATGCTTGAGATTGTTTCTCTATGGACTGGATACCACTCTGATCCGAGAAGTATGCAATCTTCCGCATTAAAGCTTGGACCGGATTTAATTTAGGATGGTTATAGATTTCGTTCTGCAGTTGGGCTTTGAGAATCGCATCCCGGGCAATGTTCTGATTGTTCTTAGCGATCTGGACGGCGAGATCCGTAGCAGTTTTCTGCGCAATCGCTTCAGCACGTTCAGCAGGACTTTTAAACATCCAATCAGGATCTGTTCTGGCTAGAGTATTTTGTGCCCGGATATACAGTGATGAAATACGATTACTATCAGCTGCACTTAATTTTCTTTTACCTAATGCCTTTGCAACTTGTTCTCTACATTCAGCTCTCATGCTGCTTCACTCCCAAATCTTAATGCGCAGCTTGCCAATGCTTTCACTGCCTGAATTTCATCTTTTGCGATTTCTTCTTGCTCTTTGACATAGTCCAATAGATCTCGGGATGACATCGTCACAATTTCTTCATTCCCGTTTTCATCCAGGCGCGTAAAAGTCACTTCCATATCGGGATCTGCTTCCAGAATTGAAACCGCTTCCCTACCGTCTGCCGTGTCAGTGAATGCACCGTATTCACCTTTGCTAGACTTGGTTAAGTCCGGTGCACCATCAACCTTGGACTTGCTAGGTTTCCAGAACTCCCGTTCTAATGCCTGGGTAGCTTTATGCTGTACTGCAGTTAATTCAGGACTATCGGCTTTACCATTAGCAGGATGGGCAAATAGATCATTTCCATTACGTGTAGCCTTTACCGGGCTAATGGTGCCATCCTGATTAATCTGGCGCTGGAAGGTCGTATTAGAAGTACTATTGTGTAGTTCTTGAATAATCCCCCCATCATCCATTGACCGCTCTCGTTTAAGGTAGTTTTGCGATCTGGTCGGGGTCCAATTGTCTACACCATCAACAATTGAGTTTTGCGGAATATTTGAACCTGATGTTCTGGTATTGATATCTAAAGTGTTCGATTCTGGATCTGGAAGAATAACGCGTTGTTGTTCTGGCTCAAGCTGGTAAAGATCAGAGTCCAATGTATCCAAATTACGACTGGCACTATTACCAGGGCCAGATAAATCGACCTGAGGTTCAACATACGGCGTTCGATAAGCACCACCTTCAGAATACTGATAATGCGCCGTAGCCTTGAGGTATTCCAGATCCTCTTTAGTCAATGGAGAAGATAGGGCTTCAAACTCTTCCTGGAGTGACTTCACACTATGCTCATCTGCACTGAGTACAAAAGGCATTGCTTCAACTTCAGCATCAGATTGGGACTTGTAAGCAGGTGGTGCAGTTATATCAGACTCAAACTGTGGGAACTCTGATTCGCTCCCTCGGACTTCGGTAGGATGTGCTGCATTTTGTGAACCGACATCACCATAAAGTTTAGCTATATCGTTCCAGCGCTTTTCGTATTTGGCCTTTACCTGCCCAACAGTCATACCATTGAATTGGTGGCTTGAGGTAATGCCTTCTGCAATCTGTCTTGCAGTCTTCTTCTGGTTTCCTTTACTCCAGCGTGTGGCCACATCAACAAAAAGCTCATTATCTTTGGCTTTCAAAAAGACTGGTCCACCACCCTCACCAAAGAAATGCAGATAGTAAAGTTCTAGGCCATTCGGATCTCGATTAAAGTGGCTGCGGAAAACCTTGGCATTGTGCTCGTAGTAGTTCAAGCCCGCTTTAATTTGATCATTACCATCAAACTTGTTCTTACCTCCCATACGGGCAAAGGTGCTATCCAAAGTCTGAAATAAGCCGGTGGCCGATGAAAGTAACTCCCCATTTCTGTCTTTTGGCTGGATTGAAGTACTGAAGGTACCACCAGTTTCCAGATGGGAAATGATCAAGGCATCCACTGGATTAATACCTCGTTTAGAGGCTTCCTGAACAATCGTTTTTGTCCAAGGTTTTTTATCAAATACAGGGTTAGTCAAAAGCTCCGCTATTACTGGTGCTTTATGTTCATCAGTATTGATAGCGTCTGGTCTTACGATAGCTTTCGGTGTACCTGTTATTGGTACCACTGGTGTACTGGTTACGACTGCTTTAGGTGTTCCGCTCACTGGTGCTTTTAAGCTGACCAGCTCATCATTCAGTGCGCTCTCCATTGCACTATCCAATGCATCAAAGTGTGAATTGGCTTCTTTAGCATTAGTTGGGCTAAATGGATTTGTACCCTCTGCATGCTCGATGTTGGCCTGAATATGAGCCGCATCATTCATGGTATCTACATTACTATGGTCTTTGATCTGCTCTGGCCGTAAACGCCCTTTGTTCGCCCACAAGTTGAGTAGCAAGGCCATCCCGCCGTTTGCTGCCAATGTGGACGGACTCAATGCATTTTCCTTTAATGCTTCACCGTATTGAGCGACTTTCTTATTTTCATTGTTTTCAAGAAATGAACCTTCAAGATAATCACCAGCTACGCCAGCTCCAGTAGCCAGCGCAGTAGTAGCCACAGCATCAGCCACTACAGATTTAGCAACACCATGGGTAGGAATAGCAAAGCCCAGAGCATCTGTAACCCCTTTAATAGCCCCACCGGTGCGAGCCGTTTTTATATCCGCCCCTTTGTTAAGTAAGTCTGATTTCTCTGCTTCAAAGGTCTGGTACCCGAATAATCCAGAATTCAATGCCAAACCAGGTACACCGCCTGTACCTAGTGTAGTGACGGCGTTCCAGCCAATACGTGTAAAGTCTTTGGTCAGGCCATAGGTAAACTCACCTATGCCACCTAAATCATCAGGCTTAAAAATCTCGAGGTTTTGCGCTCTTAGAGCTGCTGCTTTCTTGTCACCACGTACTAAGGCATCTGGGGCGGTAGCTGCCTCAATGGTACCCATAGCAACACCGGAAACAGTACCTAATACGCCGTCAGCAAGTCCACCGCGCTCACTTTTAGGTTTAAAGCGAGGGTCGTCCTGATTTAACGTTAATTCATCATCTGCTAAAAAATCCATCTCTACCTCATCTCACTTTAAAAGTTAAGCGTGTTTGACGCTTCTTATCGGTGGCATCCATGATGTACTTGGTACCATTCTTGAAGTAATAGACATATGGATTTTTTGGATCTTGTTCCAAAGGTAAATCCAAGAAGAAGTCTTTATCAGATCCACCATAGTTACGTGCATTACGAGAGTTAAACGTCTCCAGCTGCTCACGAAATGATTTCTCACCAACAGTATGAGGCCGCAGTACTACCGACTTACTCCCAAAGAATCCACCTGAGGTAAATTTACCGCCTGTGACATTCTTAGCAGCTCTATTAAATAGCTCTTCATCAATGGTTTTATTTAAAATATTGCCCTTTGTATCAGTGACCTTTTCAGATTTTTGAACCAAATAAGCATAGTTGGCTTTGATTGAATCCAGATAGATTTGAAAGTCAGGTTTACCTGGTGAAGTAATGCCGGCTAAATACGTTTCTGTATGTTTTGTTAAGCCGCTCTCATCTACTTTGACTAATCCCTTCTCAATCAGATCCTGGCCGGTAACGATCTGACCGGCAATATCTTGCAGGCCACGGTTATTCAGTGATGCAGATAAACGATATGAACCGCTTTCGCCTGCAATGCTATTAATCATGTCTCTGGATGCATTGGCATTGCCTGCACTAGATTTATAAATACTGGTTAGTAAACCTAACTTGTCACCAGGTTTAGCTTTTTCCCAGAACTGCTTTAATTCAGATTGTTGTTGGGTAGAGAAAGGATTTAAGGACCCTACAGTCCCATCTAATATATTGTTGGCGTGAATAGATTTAATATTTTTGGATAGAGCTGCAATCGCTTCAGGGCTACCACTTAAAATTGCATTGGTGGGTACTACCGTCAGATCTTGGCCGGTCTTAATTGAGTAAGCCAAAGCTGAGTTATTTTTCTCATAACCAAGCATATTATCATGCGTTTTAGAGAGAAGATTTAACCTCCAACTCACATCTTTAGCATTGTCTTGCGCCGTATTTTGAGCCTCAGAGCGTCTTTTACTAAGATAGGCTTCACGTTCATCTGCCCCTAGCTTCATGAACTGCTGGACTTCAACCAAGGCACCACTGTACTGGACAAATTCAGATTCTTTTTCAGTCCCTTTAACACGCGCTAAACGGGATTTAAGCACCGCTTCACTTGGAATTAGTAATGTCTCAATGTCTGCCTTCATCTCATTAACAGCATCCTTGGCATCATCTTCTAACTGCTTTTGCTGCAAGGCAGCCGCACGTTTATTCTGATCCATTTGGGTGAGTGCACGACCACTCCAGTAGACAGCCTGTTCTTGGGTTAAATTGGGATGTTTTGCTATTACAGCTTCAGGAGTCGTTAGTTCAGTAAGCTTTTCATTGTCCGACTTATTTCCTAAATAGAATGCAGCCACATCATTGCTGGAGCGATTATTTTTATATTCGTTATAAGCATCTTTAACATGGGCCAAAGGTAGGCTCTTAGATTGTCCATATGTAGCTAAACCATTCCAAACTTCTTGTTCGGAAGCATTCGGGTTCTTTAAATAATTTTCTTTCATGTCCTTAAGTTGGACAATTGCCTGTTGTTGTTCTGATTTCTGCGCGATCGGCAAATACTTCGATGCACTTTGATAAGAATGCTGTTCGAAGTAATTATTAAAGTTTTGCTCAAACTGCTTTGGTACGGCAGTTTTATACTGGGTCTTGATTGACTCAAGGCTTTCCTGTCTTTGCTTTACTGCATTATCATAAGTTAATTCACCACTCTGCATTTTGAGAAGTAGATCATTATCGACCACACTAATGTCAGCACCAACTTTAGATGACTGCAATGCAAAATCGGCTTTCTCTTTTTTTTCTGTTTCCTCTTTAATTTTTTCATTGCGAGCATCTAGAACACCGCCAATAGCATTACCAATTGCGTTTAAGCCTGTCATTGGTGTGTGCTGCTGTAATGTTGGCTGTGAAACTACACGTTCTTGTGAGCGTGGGATTATCATTACTGTTATTCCATAGATCCAAATGAATAGATTTACTTTAGAGTGCTACCTATCCTCAAAAAATGGGTGTATTCATAAACAAAAAAGGAGTCATATAGACTCCTTTTTCACATTCGATGACATCGTTACATTTTGCTAATTAATTTAATTCCTGATTTTCGACCGACGTATAAAGATTGAAGAACCGATTTAATGAATTTTATTTTTTTTACAATCTGCCCCACTTCAAAATTAAATGTATTGCGATTAACCAATCGCTTGAACTCTCGTGTCGGATCTAGATAAAACGCCGTAATAATTAATGTATTTGGCATACAGTTCAAACTTTTAAGAATCGAATACAAATGACTGAAGTAAAACTCCTTATTGTTTTTATCTGCTAAATAAGTAAGTCGATGAATTAGTTCTTCCAAATGATCTGCTATCTTCAGTAGATGATGCTGATATTCACTATTCAATAACTGTCTAGATTCTTTCCCATTGGTCTGTCTTAGAAACTCATCAATTAAATATTCTATTCCGTTACACAGTTGGATAGATCTCTCCATGTCATCGCAATCTAATGGTCTGAAAGCTACTACTTTTGTATTTGCCATTTGCTTATACACTCCAACGATCAAGTCTTGGGATATCTTCGTCTGTTTTATTAGTCAGGGTTTTCCAAAGCTCCAACAGTGCTTCTCCTACCTCATAATGAGGTATGCCACCACGAGCCCACTCAGAAACTGAAGATGCACCAGATACAGGCAAGATAAATGCTATTTTCTCTGCCGTCATATCATGAGAGTCTCTAAGCTCTTGGATCATTGTCGAATAATCGGGTGCTTTGTATTTAATTGCAGTTTTAATAAAAATTAGTCTTTTGGATACTTCAAAATTATTCAGTTCAATATAAATTCCCATATCCACCTCCATAAGTTTCAACCTATTAGGGGATAATCGGCGACCTTAAAAAATGGGTATATTTCCAATAAAACGCGCGCGCGCGCGAGGGAGGGAGCTAAACACTATATTTTTAGCCTTTTACCCTACCTGGCAATCAGCCCCATCCTTTAAACATCTTTATTATTACGGCGTATTCAAATAGGTCTGAATAGCTCTTTTTAAGAGCATCTCTAAAACGCTCTTATTTGATGTATTAGCCCTGTTAATCCTTTCACATACCTTAGGTCATTTTTCTCCTTAAAGTTACTCAGTAAGGAAATGGCTGCAAAATTGGACTATATGTTTGTTCATTTTTGGATAGGCTTTTAAAAAACTATAGATCCATATAAAAATCCCAACTTCTAAACAGTGTAATGAGCACTTGAAAAGTTGAACTTTTCTTCTCAGAGAAATTGACAGATTCTTTGGTAGATTCATTGATAGGTTCTGCATCCCAAAAACGGGTACATTCAAAATCCCAAAAACGGGATCGTTCAAAACCCCAATATTGGGAATATTACCGTTTTCGGAATGATACCAATATTGGGTATATTCCCAATTTAAGCAGCGTTGACTAATGCCAACCTTCTGCTTTTTTAGGCTAAAAAATAATTGGACAAAATGTTAGACAAACAATATATATAAAATTTAATAAATATTTGATTTGTAAAATCATTCCATAGACAAAAACTAAGACATTTTTTATATCAAATTTTGATGTGGTAACAGAAAAACAGATATACAGGTTTTGATGTGGTAACAGCATTTTTTTGATGTAGTAACATAATCCATGTATGAAAAACAACCAAAAGTACGGACATAAGGTATCAAAGGACCTATCTATTACTTATCGGTCATATCTATTAAAAAATCAGAGTTTTAAATTATGTTTAAGCAAAAATATATCATCACTATCGAGTCAGAAAATCCACCCAAAATATGCCTAGGAGATTCAATCTACGGCGCTACAGTTATTGCATTGGAAATAGAACAATACCCCGATCTCGTTGATATCGCTTGGATTCTTAAAAGGTTCCCAATGTCTAGAACAACTATCATAGAAAAAATTGGTTCTTTTAATGTCGGTACAGCAGGCAAACACCTTTATGACCCGAATAAAGTAATACCACTTTTAAAAACAAACCTAACGAATAAACGTGGCAGAAAGAGAATAAATTAAATGAAGATACGAGATCCCAAGCTTAATACTTTCACAATGCTATGCATGAGATATGTCTCCCCTGTAGTACATTTAGATACTATAGTTGAGGACTTCTTCACTCATATGGATGTGAAAACAGCACGCAAGAAAGCTAATTTTCATGAATTGCCATTTCCAGCATTTAAACTTGAACAATCAGCCAAGGCGCCGTGGATGGTCAGGCTTGAGGATTTCGCTATTTATTTAGATCAACAATACGCCCTGCATCGCCATGATTACGATGCGATGAAGAATTAATTATAGAATAACTAAACATGCCTAAACATAGTTGTTGGAAAATTCACCAATAAGCGTTATAAAGCATTGCTAAGAAAGAAAATATTAGGAAATATATGTCTTATATAATTAAACTAATTTCAGAAAACTGCTACATCATTCCGGATGATGACGGTTGGCTTACTACTACAGAGTCACAACAAGAAGCGATTGAGACAGGACTCTTTGATGATGTTGAATCCGCAGATGAAACCGCTCAAAGTTTTAGTGGTGGGATGACCAGAGGCATAGATTACATAATCCAGCCAGTCTCTAAAGACCCATACCATGTTGTGGAAATTATTCTTCCTGAAGAAATTGCCCCAAAACTAAAGGACATCAATAGATTTATTAAAAATGGTAAGGCACATATATTCCTTACTAATGTAACTACTGCTGATGATGCCATTGAAGGTTTTACTCGATACGGCGTTTCAACTGGATGCAATGCAGTTCTTTATAAGGCTACTCAATACGAAACTTGTAAAGAGGCTATATCACAGTATCTAAATGAACAATTTGGAATTCAGTGGAAATTAAATTTGATTCCCGTTCAAACGTAATTTGAATATATAAGCTTTATAAAGTGCATCATTTAAAATTTTGTTTAACATATATTTCGGTAAGGGTAATTTAGTATGAGTGGTTCGAATGACATTATTGTTCATGCAATGATTATTAATAAAATCATTCGTGAACAGCATCAAAAAAGAGAAAATCGAACAGCTCCTTTAATACGCGCAAATTTGCACCCACATAATAAAAATGCAATAAAGCTGATTAATTTTTTAGAGACTCAACGGGAAAAATATGGATATGCTAGTTCATGTGCATCTGATTTTACAAAAACGCCTACGCTAAGTAATATCTCCAAGGAGTATCTTTTTGATGGAAACCTTTTAGACGATAGGCACGATGTAGAAAAAACAAACTTAGCAGTCGAAAACATTTATCAAACTCAATATCGCCGTTATCTGGCAGTTATTACACATGCCTTAGATCATCATGTTTATAGCATGCCAGCGACAACTGGTGACCATGTTCCAATCATATTATATGAGAAAAATGATATTTTTTATCTTTATATTGCCTTGTTAAATGTACAAGATGATATAACTATAGATGAGAATACAGGCGAAATATTAGATACAACAAGCTTAAATTCGAATACTTTTAAAATTGCTTTAAAAGTAGATATTAATGGCATGTATGACCATTATATAAAATTAAAAGAACAAGAAAATAATGCAACAGAAGACAATACCACTGATTTACCGAATTATGTTTGGTGGGTTCAAAAAGGTAAAGAACAGATTCCACAATATGTACAAAACTTTATTCCTGTTAAATACAAAATTGACGATGCTAAAACTACAAAACACCTAATGCTTACCTTGAGAGGATATCTAGGCACAAGCCCATTTGCTAACAATGATAGAGATGTTATAGATAAGTTAGTTTATAATTTGCTCGCCGACAAAGCTGAACAGAAACTTCCTGTTAACATCACAAGTGATATTGATCCAATCATTAATGAAATTGCAGCGCAGCGTGACATAGATTTATCTTCAAATTTATTTAAGAATTATAGAATAGCAAATGGATTTAAAGATGATGAAGTTGGTAATGTATTCTTTCCTGATAGGACAACTGTAAAAGGTTTAGGTCAGTTAAAATTCGATATTAAAGTCGAAGGTAGTGAGCCAATAAAAATTTCTGGTATGCGATCGCATGCAGGAAATACAATAGAGCTTAATGAGGAAGATCCCGATAGCCCATATGTCAAAATTAAGGTTGAGCTGCGTGATGTGGCAACATTAAGGCAGCAGCTGAACCAAGGTACAATAAATGAGCCAAAAGAAAGCGAAGATTGAGGAATTACTTGCTTTAAGTAACGATCTCGATTTCAAAAACAACAGTATCTCTGGGACAGTAACACCTGTCACAGCGGCTGATATCGCTCTTATTAATGTATTCATCGAGCAAACTTTTGGGGACGATTTTAAGTTTGATGGAATAACGCCGAAAGCAAATGAGACTAGCCTATTTAGACTGAACTTAATACAAGACTCAAGTAATTACGCGACTTATCAAAGTTACATTCAGCATAAATTGGATATCACTAAAAAAATTAATTGCAGTGATGCTGATGTAATATATGAGAATCTTAATGAGATGAAGAATGGTCAGGCTGATTATATTCCTGAGTTAAAGTTATTTACTAAATTTATACGATGTCTTTCTGAAAATTACTACCAGAAAGACAATGTTTTAATTTTTTTCTCCAAAAATTACTGTGAAGTTCCTGTACAACCACGTGCCTTTGAAAAATACCTTGATTCAGTCAAACTATACAAAGAAAATAAAAAATTAACCAAATCTCTCCAAGAGTTTTTAAATTGGATTACTGAACAAAAAACGGAGGGTGATGTTACTGAACCCCTAAATGCTCATAAAAGTGAACTATATGTTATTGTTGCTACTGAAATTATAGAGAATCTAATAACAATAGATAAAAATGATAGAATTTTCAATTTAATCAAAAATATAGAAAATGTCATCAATGATACAAAATCTAAATATAGTTTATATCTAGATGATTTTAAGTACTCAAAATTTATTGAAAAAATTAATAAACATTCCGAAGAATTTCTAAATAAAGTTAATAAGGTTATTACTGATCTACAAAGTCAAATTCTCGCTATTCCATTAACTATTTCAGCTATTACTTTTTTTAAAGATCCTGATAAAGTTAATACCTATATCTATGCTGGTTTTCTAGTGTATTTAATGATGGTATTTTATTCTGGATGTCAACAAGCCTACAATCTAACGCATATTAGAATTCAAATTAAGCAATTCAATGAATCCGCTAAACTTCCTAAGGAATTATCCACTGAATGGAAAAAGGAAATTAAGCCTGTAAATCAAAAAATTTTATGTCATCAAATTTTTTTATTGATAGTGTCTCTATTTATTGGTTTTTTAATTGGTGTCTGCATTATTAATATAGATTTTTTATTTAGTTTATTTTCTAAAATAAATTACTTTTACTTTTTTTCAATTGTTTTTTTCTGCTGTATAGCATATTTATTAATAATAAAAAATTTAAAAAACTAAATGACAGAATCTCAACTTTCTTTAAGCGCATACCTTGCAACGGTCCAAGAAGTTATCCGTATAGCTTTTGATGAACCGGTATGGGTAAAAGCTGAAATCCGAAACCTCAGTATTAAAGGTGGTCACTATTATTTAGAGCTGGCTGAGAAAGATGAAAATACAGATAAGGTCATTGCCAGCTGCAAAGCAACCATCTGGAAGTTCTCTGCCGCCAAGATGGTTTTAAAGTTCGAACGTGAAAGTGGTATTGAGCTATCAAAGGATTTAAACGTATTAATTAAAATTAAAGCTAAGTTTGATCCTCAATACGGCTTTTCAGTCAATGTTGAAGATATTGATTCAAGCTATACCCTAGGTGATATTGCACGCCGTTATCAACAGATATTAGAACGATTACGCACTGAGAGTTTGTTAGATAAAAATAAATCTATTCCTACTCCTTTCGACATCCAAAATGTATTGGTCATAGCTCCTGAAAAAGCCGCAGGATTAGGTGATTTTAAGAAAGATGCAGATACATTAGATAAAGCCGGTGTATGTCATTTCATTTATCACAATGCGACCTTCCAAGGAAATACTGCTGCTATAAGTATCATTGATTCACTAGGTAATGGTTTACGTCAATGGGCTTCAAACTTTGACACTGCTCCTGATCTGATCGTTATTATTCGTGGTGGCGGAGCGGTAAATGACTTGGCTTATCTGAATGACTACAAATTAGCTGCACTTCTAGCTAAACGATCAGTCCCTATTTGGGTCGGAATTGGTCACGAGAAGGATCGAACGATATTAGATGAAGTCGCTCATCGATCATTTGATACTCCAAGTAAAGTGATTGGTGGTATTCGCAATTTGATTATTGAACGTACTCAGGAAGTAATCGAATCACTACAGACCATCAAACTTTTATCTCAGCATCAAATTACGGCGTATCAGAGCCAAAATGATCAGTATATTAAAATGATCAAGACCCTTGCGCATGGACAGATCAATCAAGCGAATAAGACTTTAGATATAATTAAAGGCTCAACACATTACTTAGCCCAACAGAAAATTAAGTTAGCCTCCAATGAGGTTGAATCATTAATGCGTGAGACTCTCGTGCAAAATCCACATAATGTGATGGCAAAAGGTTACGGTATAGTCCGCAGCCAAGGCAAAGCTATTCGCTCTATCCAGCAAATTTCAGGTGACAGTATCCATGTAGAATTACAGGATGGGATCATTGAAGCCAACGTGATACAGGTATCAAGTAATGAATAAGAAAGAATTATCGTTTAAAGAGGGCTATGACATTCTTAAAAAGAATGCCGAACTGCTTGAGTCACAAGAAGAGCCCGACATTGATAATTTGATGCAAATCGTTGAAGAATCCATGTCTGCCTATAAAGCCTGCAAATCACGAGTAGATGCCGTGCAGCAAGCTTTGAATGATACATTTAAAGAATAAATAGAATATTTAGGATAAGTGGCATTTAAAATTTTGTTGGTATTTTTGTTGGTATATTCACATATTATAAAAATAAAAAATCTATAAATACAATTACTTAATATTTATTTACGACTCCCTCTTTCACCGCCAAATTCGACTTTTACGGGACTGTACCGTAGTGCGAAAGGCTTGAATCTAAAGGGTTCAAGCCTTTTTTTATGCCTGTACACTACGGCGCAGTCTAGTAGTATCCCGACATAGTTGTCGGTACATTTGACGGTATATCATTAAAAACTGCCTATTTATGAGGAGAGTTCCGTTTTTCCTGAAATTTATACCGTCAAATGAGGTTAAAAATTGGCTAAGCAATCCAACAAACTGACAGCTAAAACTGTGAAAAATCTAGCTTATGATCCTGATAGCACTAATAAGTATGCTGATGGTGGTGGGTTGTATCTTTTCATTCATAAGAATGGATCAAAATATTGGCGTTTAGATTACCGCCGCCCAATCAGTCAAAAACGAAATACCTTAGCTTTGGGTATCTATGATGAAGTCACACTAGAAAAAGCACGCCTAAAGCGTGATGAAGTTAAGCGTATGCTTGCTGATGGCATTGATCCCGCAGAGGAACGTAATCACCATCGAGATGAACTAAAAGCAAAACTTGAGAATACCTTTGAAAAATTTGCTACTGAATGGCTCAAAATTCGTGAGCTTGAAGGGAAAGTAGACCGAGAAACAATCCGCAAACTCAACCGTGATATCTTGCCATTTATTGGCAAATTACCTGTGACTGATTTAAGTGTCGAACAGCTTGAGCGTGATGTAACGAATAGCCTTGTTGAACGCGGTGCGCTCGAGTCAGCTCGCCGTGCCAAATCTATTATGGGTATGGTTTTAAAGCTTCCGCTTAAACGCCGTCTCATCACATATAACCCAGCTTATGACATTACCTTACCCAAGCCTATTAAAGGTAATCACAACGCGGTAGTAAGCGAATCAGAGCTTAAAACAATGCTCCAAAAGATTTGGCGATATCATGCGGAGAATCCTCGTGCACGTTTAAGAACAGAGCTTGCGTTGAAGCTTTCAGCATATATCTATCAACGTCCAAATGAGATCCGTGAATTGTTATGGGAGCATGTCGATTTTGATAATCAACGTCTGTGCTTTCGTGCGAGTAAAACTCATCAAGAGCATATCGTTCCCCTCTCTCGTCAAGCTTTTGACATTTTGAAACAGCTTGAAGATATGCGGACAACTTCAGAATTTGTATTTCCTAGTGTGAAGTCATCTCATGAAAGCATGAGTGAGGATACGATTCGTCAAGCACTCAATAGACTGGGCTATAAAGGCAAACACACGGCACATGGCTTTAGAGCAACCGCACGTACAATTTTAGGTGAAGAGCTTGAGTATCGTATTGATATTATTGAACACCAATTAGCGCATACGGTACGTGATCCTAATGGGACTGCTTATAACCGTACTAAGTTTTTACGCCGTAGACGTGAGCTAATGCAGTTATGGGCAGACTATTTGGACACTTTACGTCAAGGTGGAGACGTATCTGTTTTTAAACCACTTCAAGAAGAGAATATTATTCTTTTTAATAAATCAGCTTAA